GAATGTTGTTATCTGTAGTAGATTTGCTAACTTAGGTAGAAACTCTTATCCAGATAAAGAGTTTAAGGATGTCTTGAAGTATATAAAAAGTCAGTGGGGTTGGGATTCTTACCTTCTTAATCCACCAATACAGAAAGGTTTATTTGAGTATGAGTAACGAGCCTCCCAAGAAACAAGCACGTACCCGCCGTAAGACTAACTACAAAGGAGCCGCAGCTAAGAAGACCTCAGGTATCGTACCTCGTACTGACAACCAAGGTAAGTTAATCCAAGCACTAGACGAAAGCAGTCAGGTGTTTATCCTTGGTCCAGCTGGTACAGGTAAGACCTACGTCACTGCCACGTATGCAGCTGATCAGTACACCCTGAAAGAGATTGACAAGATCGTCATCACACGTCCTCATGTAGCTGTAGGTAAGGAGCTAGGCTTTCTCAAAGGGGACTTAACAGAGAAGACTATGCCTTGGGCCTTGCCCGTTCTAGACGTATTGGAGAAACACCTTGGTAAAGGAGCAGTCGAAACAGGTATTAAGAACGGTAACATTGAGATGGCTCCTCTTGCTCTTATGCGGGGCCGTAGTTTCGATAATGCCTTCATAATTGTAGACGAAGCACAGAACATCACAACACACGAACTTAAGATGCTGTTGACAAGGGTAGGTGAAGGCTCCACGATTGTCCTTAATGGAGATGCACAACAGTCAGACTTGAAGGAAGCAGACGGCCTCTCTAAAGTTATTCACCTAGCTAAGAAGCATATGCTTGACGTACCCATCATTGAGTTTGGGGTTGACGACATTGTTAGAAGTGGTATATGTGCTGAGTGGGTGAAGGTATTTATGAAGGAGAGTTTGTAATGGCTAAGTGGAACTTAGAAAATCTAGCACACGCAGATGTAAAGCAACACGAGTACGAGGATGTAGTTAATAAACCTGCACACTACGGTGACGGTGCTATCGAATGTATTGACTACATGAAGGACAACATGGATCACATGATGTTCATGGGCTACCTAGAAGGCAATGCTAAGAAGTACATGCACCGATACCGATACAAAGGTAAGCCAGTAGAGGACCTACGTAAGGCACGGTGGTACTTAGACCGTCTTATCAGTGAGATGGAAGGATAGTAGGAATACCTTCTCTTAGCTCAACTGGATAGAGCAAGTCACTTCTAATGACTAGGTTGTAGGTTCGAGTCCTACAGAGAAGGCCAAAATAAAAGCCCCCTTGGAGATTAATCCTTGGGGGCTTACTTTATTTCTTCTTACGTCTAACAACAATCTTGCCGTTAACTTCTTCAACCTTCATACCAGCTGCTTCAGTCTGCGATTTAAGTTGTCGATACTTCTGAGCATCTGTCAGCTTCTTAGGTTTAGTAGCCACTCTTCTTACCCTTCTTCTTCTTCTTAGGGGTAGCCTTGTGACTGCTTCCCTTCATAAGAGTACCGTCAGGCATGTAGTGGTAGCCCTTAGGTGCTTTCTTTCTAGTAGGTTTCTTAGCCATTGTTACCTCCGCTTTGCAGTCTTAGCTGCTTGCTTAAAGTTCTTAGCAGTAGGAGCACCCTTGCTGCCTACCTTCCTCATCTTCTCACCTGATCCAGCTGCTATCCGTTTCCGTTTAGCATGGATGTTTGCGTATAGTCCTTTAGCCATTACCACTTCACCTTATTAGCCCAGTATGCTGCACTCATCTTGCCCTTCTTGATGTTCTTGGCATGACGAGCCTTGAACGCTTTGTTCCTAGCTGTGCCATCTGGACTACCCTTGACACCCTTCTGACCAAAGCGGATGATCTTTTCTTTACCGTTCTCACAAGCCTTAACAACATGAGACTTAGATGGGTGGTCAGGTGTAGTGCGGGGTTTGTTGCACTTCATCTTTGACTTGTCTAATCTCTTCGCCATTATCTTGCCCTCAACAATTCTTCCAAGTGTTTGATAGTTAAGTTGGCCTCTGCCAGTGAAGCCTTCATGTCACTCATCTCAAGCAAAAGTTTCTCTTTATCTTCTGATAGTTTGTCAACTTTCCTGACAAGACCCTCAACCTGTTCCTTCAAGGTCTCATTAAACTGAGCCACAGTTGCCCCATCCTTCATATTCTTTTCGTGAGTAAGTTTGGCTTTCTGCGACAGGAACCCCCATAGGCCAGCCGAACCTATGACAGCGATGATGACGGGAAGGAACTGCTGGTAGTCCATTAACTAAACCTTTTCTTTTCTAGGATTTGTCTTTGTGTTAGGTTTGCTAAGTAGATAGAATGGAATGACATCCACACGAGGGCTAATGCGTGGAACCATTCAGATATACTGTGGTGTGTCATCCCTCTAGATGCTGTTGTTCTCCCCTCTAGAGTTGCGATAGAGTAAACAAACTCTTGAGTATGGGGTGTGTGCATTAACAGGAGAGTTAGGATGTAGGCTGAGAATACTGTGTCAAGTAGAAGGGTGTACTTCAGTAAGGGTTTGCTGCCCCAGATGGTGATAGGGATGACAGCTGCACTTGCTGCACCCCATGAGATAATTAACCAGTCAGGAAAACAAGAAGGGTCAACTCGAAAGAACATACCAGCTACAATCACACCCCAGAAGCTATACGTGATTAGTTGTGCTGGGCCATTGTCATTAGATATTTGTTGGTAAGCCCTATTGAGTCCTGTTATCATCCTTTGTACCTACCTAGTGTTATTGTTTTAAGGAAGCCTCTCCACATCTCTTGAGGAGATGGTAGCACCCAGCCTAAGATTAGTAGAAGGATTACCCAAGGAGGGATGTCCTCGTTTATTACGTTCAGTGAGTCGATAGCTCCACTAGGGGTGACACCATTGTTGACTGTATCAGCCTTGATGATGTCACCTACCTGAGCACCTGTCTGATTGTTCTCAGCCCCCGCCTGTACGTTAGCTGCTACGTTAGGGCCACCCCCACCTAGAAGGGAGAGAGGGTTACCTAGACAGCCTGACAGGAGGAGTATGAGGGTAAGGGAAGCTAGGAGTTTCATTAGTTGGCTTCGGCTCTTAATGCGTTAGCTAAACCATCCATCCGTGCAATGACGCCTCTGCGCCCTCTCTGTGCTGCATTACGGTACTCGTCGTTATCAAGAAACTCGTCAGCTGCTTCAGAGAACTTACCTTGGTTTATCAATCTGATTGTGTTTGGGCTACCTGCAATGCCACCTCTAAACCAACTCTGAGCTATCTGTACCTTTAAGTTTGAGGACAGGTTATCAAACACAGGAATGTTACTACGGACAGCAGGTAGTCTCTGGTTGATGTCCTGTACAAGGAGAGCTTCAGCCTGTTGTTGAGTAAGCCTCTGACCTTGTTTTACGTCAGACCCGTAATGTCCATATCCAATGGTAAGGTACTCTTCTCCTTGTGTAGCCCTGTAAGGTTCTGCTCTAAAGCTTTCTTCTTCTTTAAGAAACTCTGTCAAGTCCGTAAGAAAAGTATCCTCTTGTGCTTCTCCAGCTGGAGGAGTAGCTTGAGATTGAGTAAGGGGAGTACCAAAAGTAACAGGCTCTCTTGTCATAAGAGCATTGTAAGTTGCCCCATCAAAGACACCTGTTTGATTAAGGTTACCTGCACGTCTCTGATACTCTAGAGCAGCTGCTTGAGTCTTGCCACCATAGATACCGTCAACATCTCCTACTGCGAAACCTTGGTCTGCAAGTTTCTGCTGTAGTTCCCTGACACCCTCACCCCTATCTCCTCTCTCGAAGACTGCAAAAGGTTCTTGTTGGTCTTGTGTGTTAGTCTCAACCATTTGCTTGATCTCCTTGAAAGTAGCCTACATCTTTTACTCGTGTACCCATATGGGTATTGGTGTTACTTCCTGTCCCCATGTCATAACCAGTTTGACCTATTCTCTCCCTAAAGGCTCTAAGAGCCGTCCAGCCATCTGTCTTGCCGCTATTAACATAATTGCCGTTTCTTCGCTGAAGACCAATCTCTCTGTGAGATACCGCCTGATTAATAGTAGGATACCTGTTAATCAGATACTCACCTAGTAAGGCTGCGGCTGCGTCTTGTTCTGGTGTAACCAGATTATCTGGAGTTGTTTCAGGATGTCTCTCTGGGTAACCTTCAATCTCAATACCTACAGAGCCTGTTTGCAGCCCCATGGCGTGATTACCTTCATGCTCAGGGTCTGTCACTTGATAGACTGTACCATCCCTGCTGATGTAAAACTGAGCACTTGCAAAGTTATTGTAGTCCATAAAGCCAACGACGTTGTCCCTCATACCCGCTGTATTATGAAAGACAATTCTGGTGGGTGTGTGCGTAGGAAGTCTTTGACCCGCTTGAGTAGGCATGGTAGATTCTGTAATGTCAATTATGTTTAGTGTATCCTCACCTACATTAAAGGTTCTATCCACACCTGTTACGTTGATCCTTTCTCCATTAACATTCCACTTAGGTTGCGTGGGAACTCTATCTGTTGACCACGGAGTTTCCGTTACCAAACTTACAGGAGAAACAGGAGCAGGTGTCCCGTAGAAAGCAGGGTTGGTATCGTCAGTTACAGCTAATTCACGTAAAGCATTGTAGGTCTCAGGGTTATCTACCGCACCTGTAACCTCCAACCCATTATCTCGCTGAAAATCCTCAATAGCACCCCTTGTCTGCGGACCAAAACCCCCGTCAACTGAGATACCTAGAATACTTTGAACTTCTCTGACAGCATTTCTATTGGAAGAATTTAAGCCTAAGGTTTTTTCTTCGGTCCAGAAATTAACAGGTTCTACAACGGGAGCCTCAGTAGGAGCAGGTTGTGTCGGGTCTTCTTGTGCAACAGGAGGTCCATCAGGAGCCTGAGTCTGACCAAGAGCCTGAAGAGTCATTGCTCTAGCAGTAGGTTCGTCTACTATCCCGTCTCTAGGTAAACCATTCCTTTCTTGAAAGGCTTGTACCTCATCCATGTCAGGACCATCAGTCATAATACTTCTAGTAGG